ATGAAAAACACAGATTCAAGCAACGATGTGTACATTGTTTTAGACGCAGGAACTGCATCAACAAGTGCAACAGACGCAATTAAAATTGCTGCTGGGCATTCTTGGTATGCAAATCTTCCTAACACAACCGTTGCAGACATCCATGCAATATCTTCTGCAAGCACAGTAACTTGTGTAGTGGCAGCATTGCTAGATGATGTAGCGTAAGGAGTGGGTTATGGCTAATACCTTCAAAGTAAAGACGTTTGATGGGTCTAGCACTGCAGCTAATGCAGCGATGAATATTTATACCGTTCCTGCGTCTACAACGACTGTGGTTATTGGCCTGACCATTGCTAATACTACGTCAAGCCAAATCACAGTAGATATAAAGCTAAGTGCAGCATCTACTGTGTTCTTGGCTAAAAATATACCAATACCTGCAGGTGGTGCATTTGAATATATGGCAGGTAACAAAATCGTGATGGAAACTACCCATACAATTAGTGTAGTTTCGGACACTGCCAATAGTGCTGATTCTACCTTGAGTATTATGGAGATAACCTAATGCCCTTTTTAGGCAACTTACCTAACGCCAGTTTTCAGTCACGTCCAGCAAAACAGGAGTTTAATGGTGATGGGTCAACAACAGTGTTTACCCTTAACCAAACTTCTCGTGCAGAAGACCTTATCGTATCTGTAGATGGCGTGGTCCAAGAGCCAACTGACTCTTACACTGTACCGAATGGAACAGCTTTAACATTTAGTGAAGCACCTTCTAGCGGCACTGGTAATATCTTTGTTATGTACATGGGTACGTCTGCTGGGTCTATTTCACCTGCCGCAGAAAACAGAGGCAATTTTAAGGCTGGCGGTATCTTCCGCACAAACAATCAGACACTCAACACAGACACTACTATCCTAGCCACAGAGAACGCCAACGTAACTGGTCCGTTTACTGTGGCTTCTGGTGTAACTCTTACAGTCGAATCTGGCGGGACGTTGGTGACGCTATGAGTACATTAAAAGCAGATACCATACAAAGCACAGGCGGCGGTGCAGCTACGCTGACTAAACAGAGTGCGTCAAAAGCAAGAATAGAAAAAACTGGTGACAACTCTACGATTAACGAAAGTTTTAATGTAAGCAGTCTTGATGATGATGCTACTGGAAAGTGCGGGGTAAACATGACATCTGCTTTTTCAACAGCACGTTATGTTCCTGCTGGTGCAAGTGCATACACAACTGATTCTAGCGACTATAGGCAATACTTAGGTAGTAATTTGCATAATAACTTAGATGAAACCCGAACAACTACTGCTTGTCATCACGGTGTTTGGGAAGGTAGTTACGTTGATGCTGGTTCTCAGGGCATAGTGTATTTTGGAGACTTAGCATGAGTGAGATAAAAACAGACAAGCTCACTGGCGTAAGCACCGCTGGGTCTATCCTTGTAACAGGTGAAGGTAATAGCACAACGACTAACTTGCAGCAGGGATTGGCGAAGGCGTGGGTTACTTACACGGATGTAAGTTGGACTATTGGTGACTCGTTAAATTGCAGTTCAGCAACTGACCACACTACTGCAGATTTTTCTACTAATTTCACTAATAATTTTGGAAGCAATAATATTGTAAGTGCAGGTACATCTACTTACGGAGCGTACTTTTCGTATTATGAATCTAGTGGAAACTCACACACAACATCTTCTGTTAGATACTATGGGTTGACCACCGCTGGGTCTGCTACAGACCCCAATTATTCATACGGTTCTAGTTCAGGGTGGAATTATCAGGGAGACTTAGCGTAATGGCACTAGGAAAAATCAAAGCAGATACCCTAGAACACAGCACTTCCGGCTCTGTAGATACGAAATATGTTGTTGAGGGTAGTGCTAAGGCGTGGGTGAGTATGGATGCTGGAGAAACAATAAATGATAGTCTGAACACAGCATCCCTTACCGATAACGCGACAGGAGACCACACCGCTAACTGGACAAACGCATTATCACTTGCAAATTATGCGGTGGCAACATTTAGCAGAGCAACAACAACTTACATGCAAATTGCCACTCCAGAAGGACCGTTTACCACAACTACCGTTACTATAAATACACATCAGTCTAACAGCCTAACTAAAGGCGATAAGACAGAGAATGGTATAATGGTTCAAGGAGAATTAGCATAATGCAGACACCAGAGTTTCAAGGCACACACCTGTTTGACCGTCTGTGCTGGGCAAAAGAAAACTTAGAAGGTTATCAGTCAGACTATCGTGTAGTCTACGAAGACAACATAGATGAATGTGCAAAGATACTTGTGCCTGACCCAAACTGGATGGCAGCAGCCCTACAAGGTGGCATCTTACCACCTGTGTGGGTCTATTGGGAACTAGCTAAAGATGAAGCACAACCTGACTTTAAGAAGCACACTCGTGGTTACTTGCTTCACAACACAAAGCCTGTCGAAGCTATGACAGAAGAACAGGCAATAGAATACTTAATTATGAAAGATTGCCCACAGCATGTATGGCGCAATTGGAACGAGGGCAACAAACCTAAACTGGTTATCTGCCGTAAAGAACAGCTTCCGGGTACACGTGAGTGGCGCAATGCTTGGAAGATTACTGAAGAACTGAGCGTCACTGAATTGGCTGCATAAGGAGAAAATTAATGGCACCAACAACATACATCGTAGACAAGGACGGGAATCAGATTGATGCTTCAACCGCAACCGTTCCTTCTGACCGTCACTTTCGTGGTGCATGGTCATTAAGTGGCAACGTCATTTCAGAAGACTTGGACGCTGCTAAAGTTATCTTCAAGGACAAAATCCGTGAAGTTCGCGCACCACTGCTAGAGGCAGAGGATGTCGTGTATATGAAGGCTCTTGAAGCTGATGACGCAGACGCTAAAGCAGCATCAGTAACCAAGAAGACTAACCTTCGTAATGCCCCAGCCGCATCTGCAATTACAAATGCATCAAGCATTTCTGCACTGAAAGCAGCTTGGGACACTGATTTGCTGGGTGACAGCCCTTACGCATAAGGATAAATAGATGCCTTTAACTACAATATTATCAGGCGGTCTTGGCACAGGTGTAGGTGGTAAGGTATTGCAAGTTAAAAGAACTGAAAGCAGTTCTACTATATCAAGTTCGTCAACAATACCTTATGACGACACAGACCCTACTTCTTCAGAAGGTGTAGAAATTTTATCGCTGTCATTTACGCCAATTAGTGCAACTGCTGACTTGCATTTATTTTTTACTATTTTTGCAAATGAAAATGCAAATGTAGGAGATAGAATAGCATTGCCTGTTTTCAAAGGCACAACTTTAATTGGCGTAGGTTATCAAAATGCGACCTACGGTAGTTCATCAACTAACTGGATAGTAAACAACTTTTCAATTAAGCACTCACCAGCAAGCACCTCTGCCGCAACCTACAGTGTCCGTGGTGGAGTAAATGCTGGAACTTTTGAAAGTCTTGGTTCGATGACGTACATGGAAAACGCAAAATATGGCGCAAACATTGTAAATAGTATGACCATTATGGAGATTGAGCCGTGAGCAGTTTTACAAAAGCTATGAACGATTTAGCCCCAAATGCTATCTGGTCAGCAAGAGATAATGTAATTATTGAATGGCTTTCTGATGACATTGACCAGCCATCAGCAGAAGATATCGCCGCAAAGGTAGCAGAGTTTGATGCTCAAATTCCAATGAATCAGCTTAGAGATAAAAGAAACAAAAAGCTGGCTGAAACTGATTGGTGGGCTGGCTCTGACATTACTATGACAGATGCACAGGCAGCTTACCGTCAGGCTTTGCGTGACATTACCGACACCTATAGCAACCTAGACGATGTGGTCTGGCCTACAAAACCCTAAGGAATAACGATGCCCTACATAGGAAAATCCCCAGAGTTTGGTGTTCGCAACCGCTTCGTATATCAAGCCACAGCTAGTCAAACGACATTCAGTGGCAGCGATGCAGATGCAAAAACATTAAGCTATACAGATAGCCTGTACATGGATGTGTATCAGAATGGTGTGCTTCTAAAGCCGGGTACTGACTATGCAGCCACAACAGGCACAAGCGTTGTGTTAGTCACAGCCGCCAGCCTGAATGACATTGTTGAGATGGTGGTGTACGACACCTTTGCTGTAGCAAGTAGCTACACTAAAACAGAAAGTGACACACGCTATCCATTCAAGGGTAACAACAGCATCATCCGCTTGAATGGGCAGACCATCTCTGCTGACATCACGATTGACAGCGATGAGAATGGCGTGTCGGCTGGTCCGATTACACAGAACGCCACAGTCACTGTTAATGGCTATTGGAGTATCGTATGACCAGCGTATTAAATGTAGATACTATTGCTGACAAGGCTGGCACTGGTCCTGTTGGGTTGACTAAACA